ATCGAATTTTTAAACATAAAGCTTGTTCCTTGCTTGAACATGACTACCAAGGTAAATCGTCTTCGTCGATTGTAGCAGGCTCAGATACTTCTGACTCACTAGGACCACCAATTACAAGCGCTTTGTATTCGTTCGAAGATTGGATCTTCTCTTTGATGAAATCAGGGAAGGAATCGAAAGCTACCTGGTCAAAATTGGTCACAGAGAAAACGATCTGTGGGTTAATGATTGGAGGAACTTCCATTCCCTTCATTACGCCACCAATCGAGGCGATCTCAGCGTAAGTCTTTCCGCTTACCTTGGACGTCTTATGGATCACAGATAGCGTGCAAGGTTTGCCAGCTAGGACAGCGATGTCGAACGCTTTACAATCTTCCTCTGTCAGGGCCTTTCCTCTCCAGGAATTTAAGAAGGCGCGAAGGTTTGACTTCTCAGATAGTGAGAGCGTGAACTCCTTGGATAATACCGCCGGCTGTTCGCCGTTCTCCTCCTTGTAAACTTTTAGCTCTGTCGGAAGCTCGAAAGTCAAGCGAACCTTATTGACGAATTTCTCTTCGCCCATGTATGAATCCTTAATCGTTCCCATGTGAATCATGGAATAGCAACGTGCAACGTAAGTACCGGCCTCGATTGGCTCGTAGTTTGATCCTCCAGCCGAAGAGGCGATAATTGAAATTTTGTTAGACATGATAATAAAAATTAAAGGTTTGAAATAATTGTGATGATCGATAAGATGCCGATTACGATCAGCGTGATGATAGTAGCCTGAGCTACTTCAGATCCTGGGATTGTTTTTAATAATTCTCTCATAAGATTAGATGTTTTATCTTAGCTTCGTTGCTTTCGATATGCCAAAGGTACACCTTATTTTTGTATTAAAAAATTATTTTAAATTTATTTTTAAATTATTTTCAAGCACAAAAAAGCCCAGAGATATGATCCCGGGGCTTTATTAGTGTCATCTAAAACCTATAAGACTATGAAAACAATTAATCTACATTACAAAGCTACTAAAAAATATGTGATAATCTAGCTACTTGACCAAAATCTTTGTGATGAATAAATCCTTCGACCGCTTTTGTAGCGTGTTGATACGCATTTCTATGGTGCCAGGAGTCTGTTCCACTAGGAGATCTTAGACTTTCAACAGTTACACCTATATAATCCTTACTAATTTTGTGATGTAAATGATGACTGTAAACGTATCTGTGCTTAGTATCTGCCCAATTTTTAGGAGATTCCTGAGCCATAAGCAAGGGAAGGTCCTGAGGTTTAGCTCCATCTCCGTGAGTTGTGCCAATTAGATTTTGACCATATATAAAATACTTTCTGTGAGCGATAGAACAATCAAAGGTTATATTTTTAGAATTTCTAAACCAGCTTTGAATTACATCAGCTAAGAAGAATCCATTAGTGTAATCATGATTAGAAGGATTGAATACAAAATGCACATCCGCGACTTGCATCAGCATCTCTAATACATCGACATAAAGTTGCTTTGCAGTCAAGAAACTTTCATACCACATTCCGTCGGTATCCTGAGGAGTCCCACTGGTTGTCTGTCTCTTTGGTGTATCTACATGAAGAATGTCATTGCCTCCTATAAAAAGAATCTTATCAATGTTAAATCCTGAAGCCTTTTGAATTATACCTTTTACCCCTTCAATAACTCGCTTAACTGCAATCTGGGAATTGTAATCTTCCCCAGTTTCAAAAGAAGTCGCAAGTTTACCGATGTGTATATCAGCTGGATCGACTACTAACAAATGGCCATCAATTATATTAGTCCTTATAATTTCATGATACTTCGGAGAGTGTAAATCCATCGACTTAATAATCTCGTCTCTTATCTCATCGTATCCTTTTGCTTTATCTCCTTTTACATGTATTGAATACTGCTTTCCTTTATACCAATAGTTGGAAACATTCTCGATAGGAAGCCCCACTGAGTCGCATTCCTCTCCTAAAGCTTTATGATCATTTTGTTTTTCGTATCTCTGAACCCTTTTTAATAAAGCAAGCCTTAGGTTTTCTTTATTAATGTGTGGATATGACTCTAAAAGATGTTTTACAATTTCACTCTGATTTTTAAAATTACCAGATTTATATAATTCCAGAGCTTCAAAACTTATTTGTCTTGAGTCCTTATCGTTTTCCTTGTTCATATTCTTCCATTAATTGGTCCACCAGGAACTCAATGTTATTTAATAGCTTCATGCGAAGCACAAAGCCAGCATCGTCAATCTGCTCAATGGATTCCATCACGTCGAGCATCGTCTGCAATAGCTGGCTAGTTTTATTTTGGGGAGTTTCGATTCCTTCGATGTCTATTTGATACACTATTTTAAGCCGAATTTAAGATAAATATAAGCGATCAACATGACAGCCTCCGCGAATAGTAGCATGACCACCCAGGTAGGAACCCGATATTTGATCACTTCCTTGTCTCTGTATTCGATCCATTTTACTTGAGAGTTTCGGTAATTATTCTCGATCTCCTGGCGCATCGAATCGATATCGATCGTCGCTCTGATCTGGCCCTTGTCGGACTTGATCGTCACTGATCCATTCGGAAGAATTAACCTGGAATAAAAAGAAGATAGGATCCCAGAAGAGTCGCAAGGATTCGAGATCGTGAGCGTATCGTGTACCGCTCTAAATTTTTCTACAATCTTCTCGCTTTTTATAGTATCGATTCTAAGCGTTTTTTTGTACTCTGTTAATGTCTTTGTCTGCTTACAAGAAAAGAACGCCACAGAAGCCAAAAGAATAAGTAATTTTCGCATGATTATGAGAAGTAAAGGTCAGCTTCCGCTTGACGTCGTTTAGTTAATCCAGCTAAAACCTTTCCGGCTCCCTTGTTCCACTTCATGAACTCGGCGCGAATCGTCGAATCGTTTGGGTTTAAGTTTACCTTTTTTAATAAAGTGGATGATTTTAGATTTCTTGGTCCGCAATTATAAGCGAATGAAGCCAGCGCATCGAATTGATGCTGACTAATATCGTCGCGACAGAAACTATCGACGTCTTTCTCGTAGGATTGTATTAAGAATTTTAAAAGCTCGTCGGCTTTTGTTTGATTGATCGCTGGATCTGTTAGTTTTACTTTGGCCCCAGAAGGATAGTAAGTGTTTCCGTATCCAATAGTTGGGATCCCAGCTGGGCAAAGGTAGGGCTTAAGTTTTAACCCCTCAAACTGCTTTATTAGATCGAGACCTTTTTGGCTTATCTTCGTGACTTTCATCAATTATTCCTAGTTTGGTTTTCAGGTTTGAATTCTCGGATTTTAAAGAGTGGACCTCAGCAGTTAAGATGTCGATCTTATCGCTCAGCTCCTTCACTTTGTCAGACATTTCTTGAGCCATCTGGCGCCAGATCTCGATCGCTTTTGTGGTCTGCTCTAATTCGATTGTATTAAGGTCCGCTTTTTCTTTGCGCCTTCCTACTATCCAGCCGATCAATGCAGCGATGGCACCCGTTACAGATTGCCCAAGAATGTCATTAACTTCCATTAATTAGTCTTTTTTCAAAACTTGTAATAATTGCGCTTTTGCTAGGATCGTGAAACCTTCAGAATCCTTAATAAAGTTTTTGATAGTTTCCTGGTCAGACGAGTCTAAGTCAAGAACTTCTCCCTTGTTTAAGCTTACCGCCCAATCCCAGAACTTCAAGGCATCGCCTTTGGATCCCTGGGCTAAAGCGTTTGCTAATAATTTACCAGCATTCGCACCCTCGATCGGTTGCTCATCTAAACCTAATAGGTCAAAATTGAAATTTAATTTCATCGTTTGGTTTGTTTAATTTATTAATCTATAAATAGATAGCAATAATGCTAAATGTTTAATTTTTCAATAAATCAAGTTCAGCTTTTAAATCTTGTATTCCTTTAACTAAAGCAGAGATAAGATTATTGTATTCAACACCAGCTAATTTTTTACCTTTATCATTATAATTATAAAAGACTAAGTCTTCATTTATTTTTTCTACTTCGTCTGCAATTAATCCATACCAATTTTGAGTATCAAAATCTTCTGTATAATTCATATCATTATCTCTTTTGCGATAATTATAAGAAACTGGATTAAGTTTATATAACCAAGAAACATCTTCTAATTTATTAATGTTAGTTTTTGCCTCTCTAGTTGAAACTAGATAACCAATATCTCCACTACTATTTACAATCATTGAACGACCAGAAGTAGAAAGATTATAAGGAGATTGAGATTGCAATCCTGAATTTATAAGTCCATCATTTCTTACAGAAAATAAAGTATTTCCACCTGAATCTCCAGCAGTAAAAGCAAAAGCAGCACTTGTATTTGTAGAACCTCCGACAAATAGCCTAACAGTAGAAGCATTATTGCCTATACCTACATTACCACTTCCAGAAATTTTCATTCTTGAAGTAAATGTTACAGTTGTATTAATTGTACCAGATGGAGCATTTAAAAATTCTATTGAACCATCACTTCCAGTTTGAATTAAAGAAGCTCCGCTAGTTGCCTTATATTTCCAATCAGTAGTATAATAAGCATTTGAATTTAAATAAAATCCGTTATTAAATCCAAATAATCCAGCACCACCTACTAAATCCAATGCAGTTGATAATCCATTAGTATACGGTGTCATACCTATACCAATATTTCCACTACTTAAAATCCTTAAACGCTCACTTCCGCCTACTCCAAAAATTAAATCATTTGGAGATGCTACAGTTGGGCCAATTTCGGGCTGACTGCTTGCTCCACTTGCTAAAAATTGAATTTTAGCATCTCCTCCAGTATTACCAATAATTCTAATACCTGCACTATAACCACTAGATTGAGCCACCTCTAAAGTTCTTGATGCATTGCTTGAAGTTCCAATTCCAATATTACCAGTGCTTCTTTTAATACTTATTACAGATGATAATGTAGCCCCTGCGTCATCGTAACGATATATGTTAAAATCAAATCCAGTATTTCCGCTACCAGTTTCAGCATTATCTATTGAAAAATTCCATCTATTTGTTCCAGCTGCATTTTGAAAGCCATAAAATGCAGCACTTGTTGCAGAACTATCTTTTTTAACTGCAAATTGTGAAGACGTAATTATAAAACTGTTACTTGTAACCGTCCCAGTCAAACTCCCTCCAGATAAAGGCATATAAGTTGTAGCCGCTGCGCTGGTAGTTAAATAAGTGCTATTATCGTAGCTTATTGTCGTACCAGAAATTTTAACAAAACCAGTCCCAGAAAGTGCCGCTTGTTTGCCGTTAAAAGTAGTCCAGTCTGTCGAAGTTAAATATCCATTCTGAGAGCTTGTCGCTGCTGGAATACTGAATACTCCAGTGCCACTATTATAAGCCAAAGGAGACGAAGCAGAAAGCGCCGCTCTCGCTCTAGTATCTGTAAACCATTTGTTAGTCGGACTAACTAGCTCCTGGATGTCGTCTGTATCCAAGACTACAGCTCCGACTAATCCATTTACTGAACTTACACCCGAACCGATAGCCGTTCCTAAGTCTGAAATAGTAGTCTTGTAAAGCTGACCAGTTGAAGGATCAGCAATAGGGAATAAATCAGTGACTAGGACTGAGGGCTTACTGGTTAATTGACTTACTTTTTTATTTGCCATTAGTTAGGATAATTAAAATTTGTAGGAACCTGACAGCGATCGGATAGCATCGGGAAGGAAACAGTTACGTCTGCCTTTACGCCAGCCAAATAGTCCTCTTCCTTCTCTGTGAAAAATTCTAGATTTACACTATCGCCGATCTCCCAGTCAAACTTAGGATAACGCATCATTGAGACGATGTCCTGCGCGATCAATAATTGATCCGATAGAACGTCGTTTTCATTTGATTCGTCCTGAAGCTGTCGATCTAGGAAGTAAAGTGAGAAATTAAGGGATAATTCCTTTCCTGAGATTGAAGATCCAGTCAAAGAATAGAACATCGCCGGATAAACATTATCTGCCTGGTTTAAAAACTCCCATACATCCCCGAAATAAACAGTGTTTATCTGCTCATGCGCGGAGGCTAAATCACTTATTAGCTTGATTGTTTGATTTAATGTCAGCTGTTTGATTGCCATTTTGTTGCGTCGCTAGGTAAACTTCTAATTTCTTGATATTTTTTGTGCTATAAGCTTTCGGCATATCTTTTTTGTTTTAGCAAATTCCGTTTTCGCCTTGGTATCTTTCTTCAAAACTCATCGGCTTGCAGTCGCAGTCATCGCCTAACCAGATCGAAGCCTGGTAAGCATCACGCTCTGGCTTGATAATATCTACACCGGTGCCGTAATTAACGTATTCCTGGAACTTATCGCTAGTCGAAGACACCTGCTTTAAGTGCTTGATCAGACGCTGAGTGTAAAACTCGGCGCGTGTTCTGTATCTTGATGCGACATCGATTAGATCTTGCATCTGAGGCGTGTCTGTGTTGTCGCTTGTTTTGCGCACTAAGCCCTTATTATAGAACTGATAAGACAATCCCACCGGAAGCTCAGAAAGCGTGTAATATACTAAAGGATTCGTGATGAAATTATCTAGTAAGTCCACCTCGTCCGCTGTCAAATTATTATTTTCAATCCCATCCTGCAAGCGATTGTATAAAGCAGTGCCTAAGGCAGGAAGTAAATACATATCTTGCGCAGTGAGTATCTCTGGAAGGATTAATTTGTCATCGACATTAGAATGAAGCGCGCTTCTTTCCTTGATCGTGTTTACATTTATAAAGCAGATATTTTTCATTCCTTATCCTTTTTTAATTACTACCTGAGAAGCCCAGACGTGGCGGCAAGAAGGAGAGTGTTCTCCGTCTGGCATAGTCCACCAGCCACCGCGACGATCAAATACTGAATAACCTAGGCGCAAGCTGATCGCTTCGATCTCTGCCCTGGTATATAGCTTATCTAATTGCATCAAGCGCGCACAGAATTGTCTGCTTGGATGCGCCACTGTGTTTCTCTGTCCTGCTGGAATCGATGATCTCCACTCGTAAGAATAGCGGACCATGAAGCTTCTTGTCGATGGCTTCGTGTCTGTGATCTCAGAAAGCGGAGAAGTCAAAACTCTCTCGACGTTTCCCTTTACATTTGTGGACTTGATTAATCCGCGCTCCTCTAAGGAGTCCATGATTTTATTAATAATTCCAAGGTCAGTCTTGATAGTTCCAGCAATAATCTCTGGAGTTATTCTCTTATCCTTCTGGATTAAGTCTAAGACGTTCGCTTCTAGGCGTGTTAATTCTTGAGTAGCAAAGTCTAAATTCATCGACTCCTCTAAGTCATTAGGCATCGCAGAGAACGTGTCTCTCGTGCGAAATATGGAGTAATTGCTTTTAGACTCTCCGAACTGATCAAAGATCGAGATTACATCGTCTTCGCTGAATCGTAAATTAGTAGCAGAAGGAGCGACGCCTTCTAGCTCGCTTCCTCCCTTTTCTTCTGTTAAGCCTACCAAAGCTCTGACTTCGTTTGGAGTCATTGACTCTAGCACCTTGTTCGCTACTAATGGCGATAAGCTATTGATCGCATCGATCACGTCCTGAGAAGTTCCTGAAGTCTTAGGCTCCAATTTAGGCGCTCCTAGTTTTTCACGGATCTCGTCTTTTGTTAAGTTCTGTGCGATTGTAGCCTCAGAGAACTCCATACCAATAGGCTCGACTGGGATTATTTGTAACCCATCGATAGCACCGCGTAATTTGGCAAGTAAACTGAATACTTGTTCCTGATATATTTGCTTATCATTGACGTAGGTATTTTTAAAGATCTCGTATGAATCGCGCATTTGCTGGCGTGATCCTAATTGACCAGGTGTCGAGATACCAAATAAATCTGGAGACGTAATCTGGTGTCCAGCGTACACATTTTTCTCGATGATCTTATCGACGTTTGCGAAATCCTCCTTTGTAATATCAGAAGCTCCTAGGTCCTCAATGATCGGCTTTCTTGAAGCATCGTTCACGAAGGAAAGAATGAACTTCTTGCCGTCGGATCCAGAGAAACGATCTGTAAATTTACGCTCTACAATTCTCTTCTCTTCGTCTTGAGGCTCTCCGTTTGGAAGGGTGATTAATTTAGAAGCACTGAATCCAGTCTGAGCATTTCCTAATACGTGCTTAGATACTTCGATGTCAGACTCGATATAGTTCAAAGCTCCGATATAACCAGGCAAAGAATAAGCCGAAAGATTCGGACGATATTCTTTTAAGTAAAGGATCTGTGTCCCTACTGGGAGCTTGTCATTAAACGCGTTGTAAATTGAGCGCTTATATTTTGAATCTTGCCAGTTTTCGGAATACCAGAACTGAGTATTATCGTCATTCGTGCGGACCTTTGTGTAGTCTAAGTGATAAACTTCTGCAATCTGTCCACCCGTTTGGCTCCAGATAACTTGAAGATAAGCTCCACCGAATAATTCGACGTCTGTCGATACCTTTTTTAGGATGTCATTAAGTGACTCGAAAGGGTTTGGCTTGTCAATAAACTCCTGAGCTACCTGATCCGTCTCTTCGATCGGCTTGAATCCATTTCCAGTTATGTAGTTTACCTTACTTTTAATGATCGCGTTATGCTTAGCTGACTTGCTAAACAGATCTACCAGGTAATTCGGGTAATCATTCTTTTTTCCAAACTCAATATATCCACCATTCTCGCCTTTTTTCTCTTGGTATTCTGGCTGTCTGGCCTCCGCAAAGGTAAGGACGTTCAAGAAATTCGTTGTATTGCTCATATATCGCGCACTATAAAGGTATTATTCGTTTGGTTGTATGTCGTGAACTCAAATTCTGTCGAGTTTTTAAGCGACATTTGCCCCACTTCTAGCAATCCAGTAGCTAAAGTAGGATCTAAATTTGAGCTTGAAGTCTGCTCATATATAGCATAAGTATATTCTCCGCTGTCATAGTTAGCGAAATAGCTATTTGTCGCTACATTAAAAGCGTTGAATCGATCTTTGTAATTCGATACATCCGCATTATTTAAAAGCACAAAAGCCTTTGTATCGCCAGTCGCTCTGGACGTGAAATAGAATAAGTAATTAGGCGCCGAAAGGGTTTGCTTCTCCTTTAGCGTCACTACTATTTTCGTCGTTTGTCCTTTAGTGAAATGAATCATCGATAATAAATAGCAAAGCAAACTTATTTTATAAAACAAAAAAAAGAGGAGGCTCTCGCCCCCTCCCCGTCTAACCAAACGACTATCTTACTAAGCAGTCAATCCAGAGATTACACCGCTTGCTACTTCTGGAGCCAAAGCACCTTCTGAAGCAGAGAATGTCAAAGTGTATCCAGAACGATCTCCTTGAGCCGTACCGGTTGCACCATTGCCACCTGACATATTAAGTCCGTGGACCTTGCCTAAATACCAGTATT